TGGAGGCTAGGATGAAGAAAATTTATTACGCGGTATACGATAGAAAAGCTGAAATGTATGCCCCCCCGTTTTTGGAAGTAAAAGACGGAACAGCAATTCGCGCTATTCAGGACGCGATTGCATCAAAAGACCATCCATTTGCGAAACATCCGGAAGATTTCAGTTTGCATCAGCTCGGCACATTTTGTGACGAAACAGGTGTAATTACTGCGAATGAAAAACCGGTGAAATTGCAAGAGATAGAAAATTTGGTAACGGAGTAAAAAGCAATGCTAGGCGGTGCAATGGGGTCTCTCCCCACAACAAATAAACATGAATTTAGTCGAGTTCCTCGAGCAGAAATTCAGCGGTCGACGTTTAATCGGGTTCACGGGTTAAAGACGACGTTTGATGCTGGTTACTTGGTACCAATTTATGTTGATGAAGTGTTGCCGGGCGATAGTTTTAGTATGAAAGCGCACGGGTTTGGCCGCTTAGCAACTCCAATTTATCCAGTTATGGATAATATGTATGTAGAGACATTTTTCTTTTTTGTTCCAAATCGGTTGATTTGGGATAATTGGGAAAAGTTTAATGGAGCTCAAGATAATCCGGGTGACTCTACGGATTATTTGGTACCGCAAATTCAAAATGTAACAGTATCAGAGGGTTCGTTGGGAGACTATTTTGGGCTCCCGACAAAAGTTGCAGGGTTGGATTATAATAACCTGCATGGTCGAGCATATAATTTAGTTTGGAATGAATGGTTTCGGGACGAAAATCTTCAAGACTCAGTAGTTGTCGATAAAGGCGATGGCCCAGATACAGCAACTGATTATGTGTTGTTAAAGCGTGGCAAGCGTCACGACTATTTTACGTCGTGTTTGCCTTGGCCACAAAAAGGCGATGCAGTTAATTTGCCTTTAGGTTCATCTGCGCCAGTTGGTACAGACGCAATTGCAGGTAGTGGGTCGTATTTGTCTATACAAGACGGAAACGGCGCAGCTTCGTATATGAAGCCTAATGGAGCTGGTAACGCAATTATTATCCATAATACAACTGCTACGGCAGAGGCATTGTATGCTGATCTTAGTACAGCAACAGCAGCTACTATCAATCAGTTAAGGGAAGCGTTTCAAATTCAGCGTTTGTATGAACGCGATGCTCGAGGTGGTACACGGTATACAGAAATATTGCAAAGCCACTTTGGTGTCACGTCACCAGACGCGCGTTTGCAGCGCCCTGAATATTTGGGTGGCGGTAAAACTGGTCTTACAATGCAACCAGTTCCTCAAACAAGTTCAACAGACGCAACGTCGCCGCAAGGTAACTTGTCGGCGCTGGCGACAGTAGGAGTTCAAGGTCATGGTTTCACGAAATCATTTGTTGAGCATGGTGTTCTTATTGGTCTTGCTTGTGTATTTGCAGATTTAACATATCAGCAAGGTTTAAACAGGATGTGGTCACGGCGTGACCGTTGGGATTTTTATTGGCCTGCCCTCGCCCATATTGGCGAGCAGCCAGTTTTAAATCAGGAAATTTATTATCAGAACACCGCTGATGATAGCGCGGTGTTTGGGTATCAGGAACGGTATGCAGAATACCGTTACAAGCCTTCGCAAGTAACAGGCAAGATGCGGTCAAACGCTACTGGAACCTTGGATGCGTGGCATATGGCACAAGATTTTGCATCTTTGCCTGCGTTGAATGCATCGTTTATTGAAGAAAATCCTCCAGTTGACCGTGTAGTAGCAGTACCTACAGAACCAGATATCATTTTTGATTGGTATTTCGATCTAAAAACTACCCGTCCGATGCCTGTGTATTCAGTGCCAGGATTAATTGATCACTTCTAAGGTGCAAAAATGGACCCGCTCAATAGCATTAAATGGACAGCGATTATCACGTTTGCGCGGAAAATCGTTGTCCCCGCTGCGATTGGCGGTTTGGTGTTGTGGCTTATCGCTCATGATCTCGAGCCTTGGGCTGTGGTTGCATGTGGTGTGGCTGACGCTATTGCAGTAGCAGTGACGGAGTGTAAGTGATGTCTTGGCCTGTAGCATTAGCAACAATCGCAAGTAGTTTGATTGGCGCAAAGGGTGAGAAAGACGCTAACCAATTAAGTACAGAGTTAGCGAATACTGCTTATCAGCGCGCAATGTTAGATATGCGCAAAGCAGGGTTAAACCCAATACTAGCTGGAAAATTAGGCGGTGCGGCTGTGCCAAATATAGGCAATGTTGGCGCTGCTGGAGTGCAAGCAGGGTTATCAGGCGCTCAGACGGCTACAGCAAAAGAGCAAGCTGTTCAGGCTAAAGTAAGTAGTGAGTTTGCACAAAAGACAGGTTTGACACTTTCTACAGCACCAGATTTGGTCAAATACGGATATGTCGCAGCTAATGCTGGAGGCAAGCTGTTGAAGGCTATGCCTCCAGCAGCAGATATGCAGCTGCATTCAGGCAAAAGCTTAGCTGAGTCAATGAAAGAACAAAATAGCCCTAAAGGGCGGTTAAAAGTATTGGGAAATGAAGTAGCTAAGGATTTAGGCGTGCCTAAAGGTGCAAGGAATTGGATGTTTGGAGTTAAGCAATAATGGCTAAAGAACAGATGAAATTTAAAACAGGTTACGGTGACCGCAGCCGTGTTCAGGTTGAAACAGTAGGCGAGAGCCTTACACAGCAACATCATGCGCATGACGCTGATGTGCGTAATATCATCAAGCAATATGACCGTACAGGTTTGATAGCAAATGTTAATCGTGGAGTAGCACGATATGGCGATTATTCAGAAATCAATGAGTATCGCGAGGCGTTGGATCTCATTATTTCAGCAAATGAAAGTTTCGGCGAATTGCCAGCAAAAATTCGCGAAATGTTCGGTAATGATGCAGGCAAATTTTTCGAATTTGCAACTGATCCGAACAATGCTGAAGAAATGGTTAAATTGGGGTTAGCACAAGCCCCAGAACCCGTTGAGGAGGCACCGAAACGCACAGAAAGCGCTGCCGAGCCTCCCGCTCCCCAAGAAGCTGGGGAGTAGAGGCAGCGCAGGGACAGTTGACCCACTAGATGTCAACTGTCCCACTGACACCACAAAGGAGGCAAAAGTTGGAAATAAATTACAACGTGGCACAAGGCCACTCCGGTAAAGACGGTAAAAGTTATTGGAAACAGTTAGGCATAGGAAGAAAACAC